AATGTTTTTCGACCACCACGAGTCCGAAGCCATGTCCGCTTTGAGGCGGTCGGTCAGGTTGTCTTGCTCGACGCGGTAGGCTTCGAGGTCCGCGTTCATCTTCGCCAGCTCGCCGTTCTGCGCCAGCTGCGCGAGTTCCAGTTGCGCCTTCGCCTTGGCTTCTGGGTCCGGAATCAGCTTGTCGATGAGCTTCGTGCCGATGCCTAGAACTTCAGCGAGAGGAAACATGGGTTATACCTTCTTCGGATTCGTCAAACGGCGGAAAAGGAAGTAAGGAAGCCAAATCCATTTCGGCACTTTGGTTATTTTCACGTTCGCATTTCGGACGAACGGCACTTCGGCGTCCCAGACTTTGACGCGAATCGGCGAGCCATCCGGTGAAGTGCAGTCCAGTATTGAAACGTTCTGCGTCGGAGCGCGGCCCGGCTCCCAATAGTTGTCATACTGCCCCAGCTCAATCGTGCCACTCACGACCGAGCCGTAAAGCGTCAGACCGTTGATCGCGCCCTTGATCGTAACCGAGCCATGAACCGTGCAGTTCTGCACCGTGTAATTGCCGCCGCGCACGCAATCAATCGAGTCCTCGCGGCCCGCTGGAATCGTGAGCCCGCTTATAGTGAGCCCGGTGCAGTTCGAGCATTTCACCAAGTCGTCCCAGTTCTCTGGATCCAGCGGAGCCTGCCACTCAGCCGCGTTCACCGTCAGCCCGTTGTCCTGCGGCCCAACGTAGCTGCGCCAGTTCGTGTCGGTGGTTCCGGCCATGTTACTCGGCTTTCGGTTCCTTTGGCTTTAACGCCTCTGCAATCTGTTCCGCGCACTTGCGGACAAGATCGTGGTCGTCGGCCTTTAATGGCGCTTGGCGGGCGGCTGCGTAGAGGTTCTGGAGTGCTTGTTCAGTGGTCATGTAATTAGACGTTTGTGGCTAGAAGGTAGTAAGTGACGCCGCCGATGACGATTGTGACCTTGTGCGTCGAGGCGACGGCGACGGCTGTGGCGACGGTGTTTCCGATGGCAAGTGCTCCCGTGCTGCTCAACACCCCGGTCACGGCGAGGCCGGTGGAGGAAATGCGAGCGCGTTCGGTTCCGTTGTTGTCGGTTGTAAAAATGTGGGCCGCACTAATTCCGGCGTAGTATTGAATTCCGTCATTACACGCAGTTATGCCGCTCACGTTCGTCGCGTTGTCGTAAATCTTTAACTTAACGCCTGCCGGAGTCGTTGCCAAAGCGGAGTTTAAGAAGCCATTCCCCATCGACACGTTTGGCGGTGTTGCGGTGCCTCCCGTATTACCACAAATCTGAGACGACTGACCGGTGTATGTGATGTTTATCAGACCCGTGCTCGACAACGCCCCCGTCACGGCGAAGCCGGTGGAAGTGAATGAGGCGATATTTGTTTGGCTTGCTTGAGTGCCGGCAAATACCGATAGATCACCTGTGCCCCTGTCGAATTTTAAGCCCCTAACTGCTTCCGTTGGACTGCCAAGCTGCAACGTGCTTAGTGTTCCCGAAACATAAAGTTTTGATGCGTCCAGTCCGCCCGCAGTAGCTTGAACGTGCGTGGTCGCTCCTACGGTCGTAAACGCGCCCGTGCTCGGCGTCGTGGCTCCGATGGCCGTCCCGTCAATCGTCCCGCCGTTGATGTCCGCGCTATCAGCCACGAGCGAGTCAATGTTGGCGGTCCCGTCGATGTTCAAGTTGCGCCACTCGTGGCCCGTCACGCCGAGGTCGTAGGTGTTGTCGGTCGATGGGTTGAGGTCAGACGCCACGCGAGCGTTGAAATTCACCGTGTCCGAGTTGTTGCTGCCGAGGGTCGTGTTGTCGTTTACGGTTAGCGCCGTTGCCGTCAGACTCGTAATGGTGCCAAGAGATGTCAGCGAGGACGCCGTAACGCCAGCCGCGAGGGTTGCGCCCGTCAGGGTTCCAGCCGCCGCGGTGACCGTAATATCAGCCGAACCGTTGAAGCTCACGCCGTTGATGTTGCGCGCGGTCTGCAAGATCGTCGCGGTTCCAGCATTGCCCGTAATCGTCGTCTGATCGCCGGTGTTGCTGCCGCTGACCGCCGCCGTGCCGGTGACTGAAAGCGCTGGCGTGCTTGTGCCCGTAAGGGTCACGCCGTTTAAAGAGGTGGCAGTCGCCGCGCCGAGAGTCGGCGTCACGAGGGTTGGACTGGATGCGAACACCAGCGCTCCGCTTCCCGTTTCGTCGCTGACCGCCGCCGCAAGATTGGCCGAGGACGGCGTCCCGAGGAACGTCGCAACGCCCGAGCCGAGACTCGTCAGCCCGGTGCCGCCGTTCGCGACTGCGACCGGCGAGGTGAGCGAAAAGACCGAGCCGGTGAGCGTCAGCCCGGTGCCGGCGGTGAACGTGCCTGCGCCCGAGAACTGCGACCACGGCAGAGCGGTTGTGCCGAGCGTGCCGCCGGCGTTGGCCGTGCAGACGAAACCGCAGTCGCCGTTTAAGGTGCCCTGCTCGATGAATGTGAAAGCCGAGGTTAGCGCGTCCCACGTGTTCGCGTCGGTCGTGCGTGTCCACGATCCCGAGGCGCAGAGATAAATGCCGTTGTTCTGCGAAAGGCTCTGATTTTTGACCAGCACGCGATTTCCCGCGACGATGCTCACGCCGTCGATTGTCTGCGCTCCGCTCAGCGTGATGTCCGCCGTGGTGGCTGCGACGCACGAGGCTTTTGCGTCGAGTCCTTGCGCGACGGTGTCCACGTAAAGCTTGTTTGCGATGTCGGTCGAACCGCTCGGAGCGTTCGCAACGGTTCCGGCCGTCGCGGTGAGATTCGCAATCGTCCCGAGTGAGGTCAGCGATGAAGCTGTGACGCCGGCTGCGAGCGTGTTGCCCGAGAGCGTTCCGGCCGGCGCAATGACCGCAGCCGTCGTGATTGAAGTCGTCAGGCCTTTCGCGTTGATCGTGACGATTGGAATCGCGGTTGAGCTGCCGGTTGAACCTGGAGTTGCAACGGTCGCAAGCGTGCCCGCCGCCGTGACGTTGCCCGTGCCGTCAAAGCTTGGTGAGGTATAGGCAAGATCGCCCGTGATAGAAATCGTGCGCCCGGTAGCCAACGCCGTAGCCGTGGCTGCGTTCCCGGTCGTGCTACCGGAAGATCCGCTGACGTTGCCGGTGAGATTCGCCGTGATCGTGCCGGCGGTGAAGTTGCCGCTGGCGTCGCGTGCGACGATTGCCGAGGCGGTGTTTGCCGAGGTCGCAGTCGTTGCCGAGTTGCTGACTTTGCCAGCCGTGCTGATCGTCGCTAGTTTCGTGTCTGCGATGGCCGCGCTCGCGTTGATGTCCGCGTCAACGATGACGCCCGCCGCGATGCTCGTGGCGTTGCCGACGCTCGTCACGTCGCCGGTCAGATTCGCGTTTGTGGTCACGTTGCCGGCGGTCAGTCCTGCCGCGGTGCCGGTGATGTTTGTGCCGACGAGAGCGGTCGGAGTCCCGAGCGCCGGCGCAATCATGGTCTTGTTGCTCAGCGTGTCCGTGGTCGCACGTCCAACGAGCGTGTCGGTCGCGTCTGGCAAAGTCACCACTCGGCCAGCCGTTGAAACGGCGTCAATCAGCGTCACCGCGCTTGCGGCGCTGGATGAGCTGCGGAAGCGGATGCCCTTGTTGAAATCGGTGCCGTCGCTGATCGTGAAAAGCCCGCTGCCCTTCGGCTGCAAATGCACGCCGATGTTCGCGCTCGCGCCCTCGGCCAGAATGTGGAGCGGGTTGCCGACGCCAGTCCCGTTCTTGATCTCAACGTAATCCGTCGCGCTCGCCACGCCGGTCAGTCGCACGATGTCGTTGCCGCCGCCAACGATTCCCACCGTGTCCGCTGCCGGGCGATACATGCCGGTGTTCGTGTCGCTGACGAAGAAGAGAGATGGCGCCGCTTCGGTTCCATCGGTGAGCTCGATCTGTCCCTCGTTGCCGATAATCGTGATTTCGGTTGAAGTCTGGTTGATCGTGATGTTAGCGCCGGCGACTAGATTCTTTGGAACGTAGTTCGGACCCACGCTTCCGAGAATTTGTCCGTCGCTCGGCGCTGGAATCAGGTCGGTAATCGACGCAACGCTCGGCCCGCCGCCGCCGTGTCCGCGTGCTGCGCTCAGCGTCCAGTTCGTCGCGTTCCGGCCCGGCCGCTCGCGGTTGTCGTTGATGTTCGACACGAACGAATCGCCGTTGAACGTCACGAGGTCCAACTTTTGATAGGTGTCGTTCGGCGTCCACTTGCCGCGAGGGTTCAGCCCGCGAGGTTCGGCGAATTCCTTCCGCAGTTGGTCGATTTCGCCGGCACGCGGAAAGCGCGAGAGTTCGTCGGTGACGATTTCCTTGACCGCGCTCGGCAAAGCCGACGCCGCCTCTGCGATTCGCGCCTCTGCCTTTTCGAGCAGCGTGGCGTTCTGCTCGCGCTCGGCCATAAGCACCGAGTAGCGCGCTGCCGTCGTGACTTCCAAAGCCTTGCCGAGTTCGTCAACCTTGGCGGTCAGCGCTGCGCTGGATTGCGCGTGCGCGTCCTGTGCGCGGGCAATGACGAGCTGCTCCAGCTCGCTGCGAATCGCCGGCTCGATCTCTTCAAGGTTGCGCTCGATCTCGGACGAGAGGTGGTCCCGCAACTGCGGCAAAGAATCGACGAGCTTCTTTAGCTCGGCGCGCTGGATGATGGCCAACTCAACAAGGTTATCGATTTCGGATTGCGTATGGATCATGGATTTATTTCCCAGCCTTCGGGTGCTTTTCTGGCAAGAGGTCGTTATCGGTCGTGTATTTCGGGTTCTCCGGCCGCCCGTTTTTCAGGAGGTAGAGGAACGCGTTCACGCGGGCGAAAGCCCACTGCGACGCGGACGTGACACGCGGCGAACTCGACGTGTTGAACGCACCGAGACCGCGTTGGAAAACAGCCTTGAGTGCGCCAAGTGTGGCTCGGCCGTTGCGGGTGTTGCTGTCCTTGCGGTTAAAGTCAGCGGCTTTCCTTTCGAGTGTCGCCTCTTGTTCTGCCGTGACTTCTGCGCCGCTCTTGCCGGAAGCGTCGCCCTTCGCGGTGCCCTCGCCCTTCGGATTTTCCCGAGGCGTGTCCGACTTCGGATCCTTGTCCGATGCGACGATTGCGCCGCGCTCGCCGACTTTCGCGAACATGCCCTCGTGCTGCCTCATGCAGACCGCGGTGCGCTGCTCAGCGTCGGGAAATTCTGCGTTGCTGACCGGATCAGCCATGCAGCGCGTCATGAAATCGTCGTGCGTTTCCCCGGCGGTCGGCGTCGGTAGCTCGTATTGTTTTTTGCTCAGCTCGATGATGCTGCGATTTTCGAGCACGCTTTGCTTCGTCTGCTCGATGGTCGTCATCTGCTTCGCCCGGTATTTCTGCACCGCGTCCAGCCAGTCCTCTGCTGCGAGTGGCGTGTTGCGCGCAAACTGATGCTGCACTTCTGCGGCCGCGACGGAGAGGTCTTTTTTCTCCGCCTGCTTGTTCAGCCGCTCCACGATAGCCGTGCTCCAGGAATAGCCCTCATCTCCGCCCCAGCCGTGCCACGCCTGCCAGCCCTTGCCCTGCTCATCCCACGTTTCGCCCTGCTTGTCGGCTTCGTGCCGGTCGAAAAATGCTTTCATCCGGCGCACGGTGTCCTCGCTCATCGGCCGCTTGTTGATGAGGTCGCGCGCCCGAGCAATGCCCACGCTCGTCATGCCGCGCTGTGAGATTGGCTTTTTCTCGCGCACGTCGAGAGCGCGCCGTGCGTTGTCCGCCATCGCGTCGGTCGGAATGTAGGAGCCGTCGGCGAAGTTGATCGTCACGAGATTCGCGTCGTTCTGCACTTGCTCAACCGGCTCGATTTCGGCCGGTGCCGCCGCGACGCTCGCCGCCTGCGCCTCGGCTGCGCTTGCTCCCACCGCGTCGCCCGCTGCGGCTGCGGCCGCTGGCGTGCTGGGCAGCGAGGTCGTCGTGAGGCGAATCGCCGTCTCCGGAACGCCGTATTTAACCGCCAGTTCCTTCACGAATCCGGCCTCGATTGCGATCTGTTCGAGCCGCGAGAAAGCGTCGGTGCCTTCCTCGGCCGCGATCTCTTGCAGCGACTTCGCGCCCTGCCGGTTCTCGTTCATGTTCGCCGCTGACTCGCGGCCGACGTCGATGCTGAGCTTGGCTGGGAAACGCCACTCGCCCTTGGTCGCCCGGCGCAGCGCTTGAACCATTGTCTCGCCTGCGAGCAGCGGAGGCGGCGGAATCTCGCCGCGCGCGATGGCGTCGAGAATCACGGCGTCCTTGATCGGGTCCAAAACCTTGTCGGTCAGCACGCCTTGCTTGTTCGTGAACACTCGATCAGCCGCCGCGAATTCTGCGCGCACGCTTGGTCCCTTGTAGTCCTGGGTGCCGAACAGCACGCCCTCGGGAACGCCGACGCCCAGCGCGATTTCGTGCATAAGGTGCTGCACGAATCCGGTGAACGCCTGCGACGGACGCGACGGCATGACCTCGACGCGGTCCGAGTTCTGGAAATAGCGAATCATGCCGACCTCGGTCAGTTCGTTCTTTTGCGTCTGGCCGCTCGGCAAGTTCGCCGCAGGGTTTGGCTGGAAAAGGTTGCGCGGGTTGGCGGTGCCTCGGTCGTTGAAGATCAGCGCCGCCTGCTGCGACGAGAAGCGCACGCCGGCCTTTTCGGCCTGCAAGATTTCGTGCAGCATCCGCGCCGTCTGAATCGCGCTGTGCAGGTCCGTCACGCCCCGATATTGGTCCACGCGGAACGGGTCGAAGTAGTGGCAAAACTGATTCGCTGGGATGTCCTCCGCGCCGAAATAAACGCCTTCACGCGTGACTCGGAAAATCCGGTAAGCGACCGGCTGGCCGAAGTCGTTCGTGATAATCCCTTGAAAATAATTGTTCGATGCGACGGCTGACTCGTTCGGGTTGCCGATTCGCGTCGCCGGAACTAGTTGCAACTTGAGTCCCTCGCCGCTGCGCCGGATGACAAAGCCACAGTCGCCGTCAATCGGTCGTTCCTCGGCTGCGAGCTGCACGAGCTTTTTGAAGCTGTGCCGGTTCGTCACGTCGCAGTTTTTGCACCACGCGTGAAAGTAATCGTCGATGACGCGGTTGTAATCGCGATCGCCGGTCGTCGGTGAGTATTCGTGCGGAGTGAGGTAGAGCCCG